GCCATTTATGGTTCTGCGACCTCCTCAAAAGTGAGGTTCATGTTTACTCTGTTTAGGTATGGAATAGATTTAGACCTTCTTGTGCATTTAAATTTTCGTGCGGAAGTTTCTCCTGTCATTGTGTAATCAAAGGAAGCCTGATCGTCAAATCTACTATTTAAAAATGTGTCTATAGTGTCCGCATCTGTTTCAGAGATATTAAAGGAAAGATTTACAACATGAAGTCTTTTGTTTGCTGGTAAACCAAAGACAGTTCTGAACTCATAACCGTCACCAAGTTTGGTCGCAAGTCCTTTCTGCTCAACAGTCTGTGCTGTTCCATAGGCTGGTTTGATTGATGGAAATGTTGCCATTATGCTAATAATCCTCCAGGTCTTTTTTCTTTAACAAGTTGTTCTTGAATCGCAACCCCAATAAGTTGTCCTAGTTGGTTTGCCTCGGCTGTATTACCTTGAACTTCCGAACCAGAAGCATCTACATTAACTGTAACCATATTTGTGACACCTCCACCTCCACCGATTTGGTTGTTTGGAATGATTGTACCTGAAACAGAAGGAACAAATATTTCAGGGCCACGCTCTCCAACGATTGAAGCCTTGCCTACAGGAGGCCTTCCACCGTTTGCAAAATTAAAGGCATTTTTACCGCTTAATAAACCTGATTGAAAAGGAATAAGCCCTCCGCCTCCACCACCAAAGAAACTACTTCCACCGCCACTTTTAGATTTGCCACCAAACATATTTCCTAAAAATCCTCCGATTGCATCTCCAATCCCTGATGTTGCTCTTTGGATTGCAACCTCAACAAGTTTTCTTTTCAAATCATTTAAAACATTGATTGCAGCATCAGCTAATGATTGAGTTCCCATGACAGCATCAGTTAAATTACTTACAATTCCCTGCTCTACGCTCTGACCAATCTCCATAAATTTTTCGTTTAAAATATCAGCTTCATTTTGTGCATTAATTAAAGATTCTGAAAAATGATCAGTGCTAAAAGATAATCCATCAACAAGAAAACTTGTTTCTCCTAAACTTTGATTAAATAAATCATTAACAGAAATATTACTTTCAATTGCTTTTGTTGTTGTTTTGGTATTCTCTTCTAATTTTTTTGTAGGTTGTTCAGTTTTTTTAAGGTTTTTATTTAATTTATCAGCATTGTTAGCAGATTCATTAATGTTTTCGCTTATTTTTTTTGTTTTTTTATCTTTCTCATCAAGAATTTTTAGTTCTTTCACTTCTAAAGCCTCTTTTATTTTTCTTGCTTTTATTTCTTCAAATAATTCCTTTTCTCTTGCACGACCTTCACCTGTTAATGGGGCAAAAAATCCTTTTTCTTGTCTTACTTGTTGCCTTGCCTCGCCTCTGGCTTCCATCGCAATGTTAGCAAGATTTATTCTTCCGACTTTATTTGCAGTTCCAACTCTTTCTATAAGTTTTGTTATTTGATTTACAGCATTAATACCAAGATCCAAAATTGTTTTTATTTCATCTCCAAGTTCATCTCCAACAGTTCTTGCAAGAGTTTCTACAGTATCAACCAATGTGCTGAGTTTTCCATTTAACGTGTCAGCCTGGGCTGTAGCACCACCAAAAAAAGCACCCCCTTCATCTGTAAGATTTAAAAATGCTTGGTTTACTTTGTCAGCACCTATTTCACCCTTTCGCATAGCAGACTCAAATGCCTCGCCTTGCAATCCTGTAATTCGTTTTAGTTCTGTGGTTATATCAACTCCTCTTTCTAATAACTGTAAATTTTCCTCCTGTTGCAATTTACCTTTAGCTCGAATCTGTCCAAAGGCAGTGGCGATACCAGATAAATCTGCTCCTGTTGCACCAGCAATATCAGAAAGTCTTTTTACACTGTCAGCAAGTTCATCTGTTTCAAAACCAAAAGCTTTCAATCTTTTTGACTGTTCAATTAATTCGCTACTTGTAAATGGAGTAACAGAACCAAAATCCTGTAATTCTTTAATAATTTTATTTGTTTTTTCTAATGAACCTGTTAATACTTCTAAACTCTTTCTCTGAGTTTCTAGTTCTGCTGTTTTAACAAAAACAAACTTTGCTGTCTGTATAACAGCAAAAGCAGCAGCTAATTTTTTTAAAGTGCCAACTAAAGTATTGACATTTGATGATGCTTTTTTACCAGAATTACCAAATTTATCAAAAGACTTCTTACCTTCATCTAATCTATTTTTTAATTTATTTGTATTTTGACTTAATTGTTTTGTTTGATCATTAACCCTTTTCAAAGGATTGATGGCATTTTGTGCATCAACTATTAATCTGACTGTTGACTGTGCCACAAATACAAATAACCTTTATTATATATTACCTTGATTTGGCTTTTTGTCGTTGCATTTCTTTTTGCTCTCTTTCAATCTTGAGTTCATAATAACCAGCCCAATAGATCAACTCTTCTTGAGTAATCAAGGTTCTTAGTTCATATAATGTTTTACCAAGTTCTGTTGCTAGGAAAAATTCAAAGTTTAACCAATTATCCCCTTTTATTCGTTTTTTGCTTTTGGAATATCAACCTCAATATCCATCATAAATATTTCAATGTCATTTAAAACTTTCTCAGGTATTTGTCTTTGAAGCATAGGTGCATCTGACATATCAAAAGCTGGAGTGCCATCTTCTTTCTGTGCAACCTTACATAAAAGTTGTGTTGAGATAGTCAAAGCCTCATCTGTACCAGCTAGCTGTTGCGCTTTCTGTCTATCAAATCTTGTGATCGGTGGAAAATATAAAGTAGCTAAAATTTTACCTGATGAATCTTTGAGATCATATTTGCGCCTTGCAGTCATCTCATCTTTAAATCCACCAATGATAAGATCTGCGGTTCTTTGAGTTGTCATAAGTTGGGGTTGATAACTTTAATAATTAAATAGCTGAAGTAATTGTTCCAGTTGGTTTGAATGTAATACTTATTGTATTAACATCACCCAAAGTCGAACTTTGCTCAAAACTTGTAATAATTCCATTGAAAGAAATTTTCTTTGTGGCACTAGAGCTATCTGGAAAAAGTTCAAAGGCTGCTGTTCCAGCATCACCAGTAGTTAATACACCATCAACAAAAGTTGCAGTCTCACCAGATGCTGCGTCATCATAAACCAACTCAGCAGAACCTTCACCTTCAATAAGGCCACCGACAAATGCTTTGAATGTATCACCTTGAGTTGTTGTTTCTTGGGTATCCTTAGTGATAGACATTGACCAACTTCTAGTACCCAGTACTGGATTTACAGATGAACCACCGTCATCAAATTTGACTTGCCCAACATCGCCTTTTACAGCAGCCATAACAATAAAAAGAAAGATTTATAAATATATTAACTCTTTTCTGACTTTTTTACAGCCTTTTTTGTTGCTTGTTGTTTTTCCATATATCTTCTACATTGATTATCCCAATATTGAGGTTCTCTTCTTCCTTTTACTGCCTCGATAGCGTCAAGCATTTCTTCTGTAATTTCAATCATTAAAGATCCTCATAGATATTAAATGTAATTCTTATTTGTGTTTGAAACTTACCTTCTGGACTTGATGTAAGTATTTCAGGGCCAACAGGAGAATCAAAAATTACATTTGAAACTGTGACCCTATTATACAAATCCCTCAATCTTTTACCAATTGTGTAATTAGATCCAGCCCCAATACCCTCCTCTGTAAAAATATTTAAAACTATTAAACCCACAACATTGTTAAAAGCGTTTGATGTATCTCCTTGAGTTAAATATTGATTAGCTCCAAAACTTGTTAAACATTGAACAAAAGTGTCCTCTGTTGTGGAATCAAATGCCATGTTGTTGAATACAACAGGTATTGCTGGACTTGAAGCAAGTTCTGTTGCCAATCTTGCCTCGATTGTGGATCTGACTGTGTTTAAATCAATAGCTGCCATTATGCCTTCCTAAATTCATCCGCAATGTATTGTTCCAGTTGTTTTGCAATAAGTTCTGGATATCCTTTTATTGTATTTTGACGAGTTCTATAGATTCCACCCCAACTTGGAGGCAAGTTAGTTCCATAAGCAACAGGTTCTGCATATTCAATATTTGTGGAAACAATACCAATATAAGGTTTGACTTCACTTTGCCAAGAATTTCTTAAAGTTCCACCAACTCCAGATTCTCCCTCTCTTGGTTCAAAAACAGGAGTAAATTCTTTTATATCTTTTTCTGCTTTGAAAGTTGCTTTTCTTACAACCTTTTGTACTTTTTCACCGAAGTGATTTCCGATGTCAGTTAAATTTATTTCTCTAGCCATAATTACCTCAAGATAAGATCAAAACTTATTGGTGTATTATTTTGTTCATTTGTCACGACTTGAATAATTTTAAACTCAACATTACTTATCAAAACTCTGTCTTTTGTTGTTGGAACAAAACTAATATCTTTTGATGCAATAATTAATCTTTTATCTTGGGATTCAATCAGATCATTTACCTCAGATCTGTTTACATTACTTAATGCACCTTTGACAGTTGTATCAGATGTAGATTCTGTAATCGCTCCAGTGGTTGTGTTATAAGCACCAGCCGTTACTCGTCTAATAGTTACATCTCCTCCAAGTTTTTTTAAAGTTTTAGAGGCTGCTGTTTTTAGTGCGTTAGCAAGACTCATAATGAATAAGCTATAACTTGACCACTTGCAAGAGTAATGCTTGTTATAACTCCACAGACTTCAGATGATGCCTTCATTGTGATGCCATTGATAGTTGCAGATCCATTCTCTGTGATGTTCTCGGCAACAAAAGTTGCTTCCGCATCTGTCAAACAATGCACCTTACCAAATCTGCCAGTGTGGGCATTTGTATCAGTAATAATGATTGCTGCTGGATATTCGTAGCCGTAACCCATTTTCATGACCTCTTGATTGATAAGTTTGCTCTTCCACCTATTCTAATACCCATCAGGTAATGATCAACTATAGGTGGGATTCGATCAATACCAACAGCTCCATAAAATCTTGGAGTTACATTCAAACTTCCGATAGAAACATTTGCAAAATCTTCCAAACCACTCAACTCCAAACCGTTCCTATTGTTGTTGAGATAAACGGCTAAGATAACCTGTGCATTTTTTACACGATCTGGGATTTCAGTATCTGTGTAATAATCAGCAACTAATCTATTTGGAAAAGATAAACCATACAAATTTGTGTATGTGTCAGGTTTTCTTACTCCTGATCTTGGCCACTCAAGTGCTTGGGTATCATCAACCCTAGCCCCCAGGAACTTTTCACGATCAATTCTTTGGGCTGCTGTAAAAAGCGCACGGTTTTTGTTATCTGTTGATGAGTTATCCCAAGCTGCGGTGTCATCACTGAGGACTAAACCCTCAATAAATGAGTTTGCATCAGCAAGAGTGATATAGGTGTTTGCGTTAGCACCGCCAACAGTTGCATCAAGAGTTATCGCCATTTAGTTTCACCTTCTTGGGCTTTGGTTTTGGTTTTGGCTTTTCAAGAGTTGGAGTTAATGAAGCTGCCTTTTGAGCAGCCTCATTTCTCGCTCTCATACGCCTAAATGCGTACATTGCCATTAGCTTGATGCACCCTTTAG